TAATATACATTTCGTGGCTCAATGGCTGGCCTGTCAACACCCCTGTCAACGCTTCGCCCCATACCTCGCGGTATGCAACGCATGACTCGGGGACCTTGTGGATTGCTGGTCCTTCAATGGTCGGGGATTTTCACCCCTTGATCTCTACCGGTCTCCCGGCGCACACTGTTTTTATATACAGTAGATTCATTGAGAGATCTGATCAATACAGGTTACAGCTATCGATCAGACGCACCGACGCAACGCAATGATTTTAAGAGGCTGGCAGGTACTTGTAGATAGTTTTCACGTCTACACCTATCACGTCCGCCACTTGTTGCCTCGTTGCGCCGTTCTCCAGCATCCGGCGGCAGCGATCCACAACATCAGGAGTCATTACCCGGCGGCGGCCGCCAGCATTGCGGCGCTGAACTTAGCTTTGTTGCTCATAGTCCTGTGCCTTCCGCCGGTCGTCTTTGATTTTGAAATACAGATTGGTGAGGTAGGTAAGCAGTCCAAAAACAATACTGGCCGGAACACCTATAGCCGCCCACTGGCTGGGGCTTACCTTATCGAGAAGTTGCAGCAGCCAGTAGCTGCCGCTGACGGTGGATGTGATATAGGACGCTCCCGCCGCCACATCCGGCAAATTCTTCATTCGCATGCCTTACCCCCATGGGGATCACTATGTAGAGTAGTGTGAGGGTAAGGTGTGGTTCAGGTCGGAATCCCGACCATATCAACCAGGTAGGATATCCAAATCAACAGCAAGCTTTTCAGCGTCGCTGATTTCAACATTGTTTTCTTCAATGGCTACTGATTCCTGCCGATACTCAAGATTTTCCTCTGACAGATAGTTTTCTTCCATTTATGCCCATCCTTTTGATTTAATGAATATGGCGACAAACTCCGAATTCACCTGCACTCCTGAACGAAGAGCATTATCTTGTCTATATTTCGAAGGGTACAACGAGTCATAACGTAGAGACCTTGTCGTAGCCACGTTACTTACATCTGTAACATCAGATGTATAATTTTGGTTGGTGTTATTTTTAAATTTTTGCAACATATTAACACCAGAAATTTAGAAATAGTCATTTTGGTGCGCTTCCATTAACTGGGCGTTATGACTATTAACTGTTGTATGTTCTGTCAAACTTCTAGTTCTCAAATTTTTTTGTCTAACATATAGCAAAACAATAAAAGGAGTAAAATTAGATAATCAAGACAGTGATGAGTTCTATGCTCTTAGTTCCGGCGTAGGACGCGGCAGCTGGATGCGTATCTCTCCATTCTTCATAAAATTATCCTTGGATCACGACTCCAGAAAGGTATCGGTATACAAACATGAAGAACCCCGCCGAAGCGGGGTTACATGGTGTTAATCACCCTATTCGCCAGAATCGCGCTGAGCACTTTCAGCCTCAGCTTCCTCAGACTCTTTAATCACATCATCAAGAGTCTTACTTCTGTAGTCAAGTTGTTCTTCTGTCATGCTAACCTCAATAAGTGCTCGCAACCTCAATTTCCCCGGTAATAAGAATTGTTGACGCAGCGCCAACATAAGCCGCAGCATCTAAATTCCTAACCCCCCCAGTGTCACGGTAAACGATAATCTGGTCTTTGTTCGTCAAGTCCTGGTAAGCCTTCAAAGAACCTGTCATCGTTTTCCATCCAGTCGCGTTGTTGGCACTAACTAACGATATTCGGATGGTTGCACTGGACATACCAGGAAGATATCCAAAAACCAGATTTCCTGAAGGTGTGGCCCCGGACAACGTCAGATACATGCTGAATCTCAAAACCTTATCGTTGATGCTGTAATAGCCCGTAGCTGAAGTAACTGTAACGCCTGCACCAGAAAGCAAAGTCGGCGTAAACGTTCCTTGGAAGCGTGAAATCGTATTGTTGTACAACCGGTTTGCGTCGATGGACCACATATAATCAGCTGGAGTTCCGGTAACGGTATTGTGGACGTACTTCATGTTTGTGCCATTCAGCACTACGCGATACAAAGCTGATGCGTAATCAACAATAACCCTATTGTTGGATATAATTACCCCAGATATTGAAGTGCCACCAGTAGCGATTCCCGACGTGCTGCTTGATACATAGGATCCGAAAATACTCGCATAATTGCTAGTGATGCGGACCGAGTTACCATCAACGACAAAATCGTTAGCGTTAAACAGCCACAATTGCGGCTCTCTGTTATCGTAAATGACGTTACTTGTGATAATGTTTCTCAACACCGAATTTGTCGTGGAGACGGTGCCAGAAACCCCATTATCTATGCCACGGTTGAAGTTATATCTAATCGTGTTCCTTGAGATTATATTGTCGTAGCTGAGAGAGTTATTGCCCCCAATGTAGATTCCAGACTGTCCGTTATACTCGCATATATTATCAGCGATTAGCGAGTTGCTTAATCCTTCTGCGGTGATCCCGTCCCAATACGGTGATGAAGATGACCACGCCGATAAATTCTCATCAACAAAATGGTTGTTGCAGTAATTCTTGGTTATTTGATGCTTATCACCGCGAGCAGTAATCCCCATAGAGCAATACTGAATATCGCAAAACAAAATTTTGTTTCCGGTACCAGTACACCGAATTCCATTGCTGAAGCCCATGACAGTATCATCGGGCTTTCCGTTTATGGTTAGCCCATTTATCGTGCAGTCTTTCGAGTTTGCCTGGAGAAATACGCCGTATATCTGAACCGCTGAAATGCTCCCCTGACCGCCCGTGTTGAAATAGACACCAAAGTTTTCAAGCCTTGACCCCACGCAAGCCATATTAAAAATAATGTGCATAGGTTCAGCGGGTGCTTTTTCCAGATAAACACCAGTTTCTGGCCCACCGCCACGGATTGTAACCCCATCCGGTATATCGAAAGACGATGATATTTTATATAGGGAACCCAATATTATTAATTTCACCGGGCCTTTTTTTGCGGCTTCAATGGTGCGATGAAGTGCCAATGAGAAATCATCATCGAGGGTTATATTTTCACTGAACATTTCAGGAGTCAGAAACCCTAGTCCACCAATCAGGCTTGCCCCATCGCTTGAACCCAGGTTTTGGCGAAGCGTATCACCATCCATCAGAACGAAGTGAGTAACGTCGTTAGCAAAGCTGGTTGCATCGGTTCCGGTGGTCGTAAAGCCGACGTCAGTAGCAGCATTCAGGCGGTAATACTGGTTGTTATAGCGGATGTACTGATTGCGGGCGCTGAACTGGAACGGGCCATCCTGGTAATCACCCAGGAACACGTAGCCGGATGACAAGAGGAACTGCTGGAAACGAGCTTCCTGGCTAGAAATCTGCCGATCATGTTCCTGCTCCATCCCATACCGGGTTTTACCCGGCACCCCAAACCGGTTTTTCCACGTCTCATTACTGCGATCGTTTTCAAAATGATCCAGGTTCTCAGCGTTATCAAATAAATCCTTCACAGCTGCCGAACCCAGCGGGTTACCGGTTTTATATGTGGTCATGCTCGCCTCATTAACGAAAAAACCCGCCGAAGCGGGTTATGGTAAGTTATTCAAGTTTTATGCAACGTTGCCGGGATAACTGGCGTTGTCGTAGTCATAGAAGGACGCGCGGTACTCTTTGGCGGTAACCTGACACGTCCCGTCTGATTGAGGGGCAATCTCCTCAACAATGGCGTCATAGACATGACGCGTTGAGCCGCAGAACACCAGGCGGACTGGCTCAATGGCTGGTGAAGTCTGGTCAATCTTCAATGGGTCATCAAAATCACTCAGATGGGGAACGGACAACTGATAATCCCCCACTCTGCTCGCCACCATCAGACCGGATGCAGAACCATCCTGATAGCGGATCAGCGCACGGGGGTTTTCGAAAGACCAGTCCAGCGGCTCCGTAACGGTGAAGGTTGTCACGCCACCAGCCGTTGTCATCGCCTCCACCAGACAGGAAATCGTGTTGTTACCCGGAATATCATCCGTGAGCACGATGCGATCGCCTGTGTTGTAGCAGAGCGCATCCAGCTCGGTGGTGGTCTGGTATGTAACCCGCTGCTGAAGATACTTCATCAGGCGACGCATGCCGATCTGGTAGGCGTGATCCTGATTGAGCACCCCATCGAGTTTGTAGTTCTCGATTTTCACCGGCGTGGGATTATCGGGTGTCCGACATTTAACAGTCTCCTCTGACCAGGTGACGCCGTTGATGTACGTCACGTCGACACCATCAAAATCATCGTCGGACGGCACGGTAAATCCGCTCTGCAGCTCCTCCACCATCTCATGCGGCGTTATGATCCCCGTCCAGGGCTTAATCCCCTCGCGGTTGACCGTTGCAAGGCCATCGCTTAACAGGAAGCGGGATTTTCCGGCACTGGCTATCATCTGCAGCATTTCCAGCGCCGAGATACTGTCGCCGGTGGCGAAATCGAAATTTTCGCCCCGTGGCGTCCAGTACACGGACTCCAGCGCGGAGATGGTATCAACGTCCATCTCCAGCCCCAGCGAGCTCCCGACATGCAGCAGCGCCCCCGAAATGGTTCTGGCCGTTCCTGAGTCATAGGACCGCGTGGCCACAACGTTTACGCGGCGGTCTGACTGCGCTGCCAGCTTCCCGCCCGTCTCAACGGTCACCGCCATCAGCGACACATCGGGATAGGATGAGGGACGAGTTAGCAGCCGCCCACGTAGTGCCTGCCAGTACATCGAATCCCTGGCGTTGTTTGAGCCCTGCTCATTGCGCCGACGGCAGCGAACTTCTACCAGTCCCGGAGAACTGAGGGTGATTCGCTCAGTGAAACCTAACCCGTTGATGTTTTTAAGCGCGTACTCTCCCTGGTGACTCACCCACCCCGATCCGGAACCGTAGACGCGATACTGTATCTCCCACTCAACGTGGCGAATCCGTTTTTTGCCCTTACTGTCAAATCCGCAAATACCGTTCGGGAAAGAGAAATTCACCTCGAACATATCGACGGTCTCATTTTCAGGGCAAACCAGGAACGGCCCCAGCCAGCTCAGCGTGTCGTTAAGACCAGTGGCCTCATAGTCGATCATCGTCCGGGCGGTGAATCCCGGCCATGACTCATCAACGGCACCGGAAACCAGGCGCGCCACTGTCGCCGTTGTGCCGTCGGAGGATACGATCTGGTATTCGTTGCCGCGGTGAGCAAGTGAGAGCCGTTGCACACCTTCAGGCATGCCCGAGAATGCGGTTCCCGTAGCGCTGGTATAGGCGAGCGTCACGTTTGCCGTTACCGCCGGGCTGCCGCCGGTTGATGCCGTACCGGAGGTGTAAACCGGGGCATCACCGAAAACGGCTGCAGGCAGCGAGGAGGATGTGATTGCCCCACCAACGAACGGACTGGCCGCCTCGGTTATCAGTACGGTACCGCCGTTGTCCCGTGCGACCAGGCCGGAGCCAGTGAGCCCCTCGGTGATAGCCGCCAGCAGTCCCGACATCGAGATGTAGTTTGCTACCAGCGACACCGTATAGGTGGTGCCCTGCCATGTGATCATGAACGTACTGGAGCTGGTCGAAAAATCGTAGGTGACGGGAGCCGCACTGGCCTGAATTTTTGCTGCACTGCCACCCTCGCCAGGCACTGCGTCCTGACCCGGGGTATAGGACGCAATGACTAGGTCATAATCGACACTGTTGAAACTCAGCGTCACCGGCATACCCGCTACGGGAGCAAGTTCGGTAAGCAACGAGCTGGCAAAGACACTGTAACCAGAAGAGGTGGAGATCAGATAATTTGTCGGCGCCTTAATTTCTACTATAGCCCCAGTTACCCAGCTGTCCGGGAGAGAATTATCGTCCTCGTCGTCATCGTCACCATCATCCGTATCAAGGCCTGTAAACGTTACGGATGCACCAGAAACCGTCATGCTGTCAGCGATAATATCGTCGGAGTCAGGTGAGGTCTGGGCCATATCCAGCCCCGTTCCGCTTGATGTTCCACCGACCTCTGTCGAGTTGAACCAGTTCTCGCTGCGCTCATCGCCGGAAACATCCGCGCCTGGCGGAAAATAGGTGATGTTGAAACCCGGCAGCGTTGAAGCTGGCGTACTGCCAACCCGGATATCGCCATTGGTATAAATCAGTTCACCGACTCCGAGGCATAGCAGCATCTGGACGCGCATTTTCGTAGGATCGGCGGCATCGAACCGGGTAACCGGCTGCACCACATAATCTGGGTAGATACGCACCCGGCCAAACACCTCACGAATGGCATCACCGAGTTTTGCGGTGTTGGCCCGCGCCGGGTTCAGGTCGAGACTCCGCCCTGTGGATGAGGTATAGCCGCCCGTATCAATGGTGCTCATCAAAACAAGCGAATAGGCTGCAGCGGCAACGGAGATACCGATACCGATCCACGCGATGGTGGCGGCCTCCAGCCCGAAGGGCACCGGATAAAGCCGGACATCACTTTCAGGGTGGATCACGCAAGTAGCCCACTCGCCTGGCGGAATGGACAGACCGTCAACCTCAATGGTTAACGGCGGTACATCCCGATCCTCGTAACCTTCAACATTCACCGCCAGCCAGTTTCGAAGGCTGGTTACACCATGCTCATGCGTTTCGAGAGGTTCACCGGGAAGCCGGGACGGGTAAAAACGAATGGTCATTGCCAGAACTCCACTTTGACAAATCGCCGCTTAAACCGCGCTAACGGAAGAAACGTTACGTTAGAGCCTGGATTGCATTCCGCCACATGCAGCAGGCCATCAATACTGACGACAATCCCCACATGGGTGACGGCTGAGCCGGAATAGCAAGCCACGCCAGCCCCTTCGCAGGGGTCGCAGCGCTCCAGGGTAAGCATCATTTGACGCGCCTCCCGGTCGAGGCCGCCGTCGTCTTTCGTGACCCCTGCAAAATCAGGCCAGAGAGGCAAGCCCAAATCGCGGCGTATCTCGTTCACAATGCCAAAGCAGTCGAGATCCGGCCATGAGCGCCCGCCCTTCAGCCAGGTGACTGAAAGGTATTTATCAGGGTTAAACATGATGGATTCCTTAGCTGATATAACGTAGTCCGGGGAAGACAGGGAGCGTGTAGCGGTAACGCGGCCAGGCCATATCGAGGACATTCATATAGCCCGCGGTGATCTGAACCTCTGTTGCCGTCCAGTAACCCGACTTGATTTTCAGCGTATACGGTACCGCCGCAGGCGCGGCTAAATCCGTGGAGATAAAACTGCGGTATGTCAGCGATGCAGACAACCTGTTAGCCAGGGCATTGCGGATCGTCGTGGACACAACACCATCAACATTGCACAGGGCGAATTTCAAATCTTGCGTACCGTCCGCGTTGCGCGCCGGCAGCGCAATGTCAATCGCGCAGGCGGTAAACGTTACGGTATCGCCGCTCTCCGTCGTCGCCGTAATATCCTCGTACCCTTGGCACAGGTAGTGAACATCTGAGCCAACGGTGATCTGCAGCGTTTCAATGATCACCTCCGGCCCGCTGCTGGCATAGAGCCTGTTAAGTCTTGTCATGCTTCAGGCCACTCCCTGTTAACTGCAAGATCAAGAATATCGCTGTTCACAATGAAGTCAGGGAACTCGGCCCAGCCAGGCGGAAGGATTGGACGCTCCCATAATTCCAGCGTTGCACTATATCGCCAGTATTTACCGCCCTCTGGTGTCGGTCCCTCGTATATATCGACAAACCTACAGACATAATCTTGCGCACCTAAAGGGGTAAAGAGCGGCATGTTGAACCAGTCAGCCCCATCGGTAATGATGTCTCTGTACCAGGCTTCGAAAAGCTGTGCCTGACCATCAGTAAAGATCCATGAAACTGGCGTTTGAGTAGGAACCGAAGTATAAGCTCGCCTTTGTCGCCGCCTGCCGGTAACCATCGCTGTACTTTTTAGCGGAGAAGTCGCTTTAAGACCAAAGTTCTCCTTCAATGGGCAAGGGAGATAATCCTTCGGGTAATTGAGATTAGTTGAAATTGCCATTAGCTAATTTTCCTCCCCGAGGTAGTTTTCCCCATCAAGGCCTTATGCAAATCACCCTGACCGCTTGCGACTGAATTAACCGCCTTCCGGTATCCCCTTTCTGCCCCCTCATCTGCAGCTTTACGGACCAGCGCCAAAGTTGCATCGGAAGGGTTACCATTGATGGGGATATTGATTGTGGGCGAATAAAACGCGCCGCCCCCTGTTGACTGGTTTGCTACTCGATCCAGAGTGGCATCAAGTTTGGCGCTGGTTTTAGCAGTCGTAACGCGTTCACCTTTCTGCAGGAGCCAGGTTCCTGTTTCGGGCACAGAGTCGATACCGTCATGAGCTTGGCCATGAAGCGCCGATCCGATAGCAGTCATGAACACGCCAGCAGCAGCTGCCGCAGCTATTGCTTGGGTTGACGCCACCACGGGCCCTACATAGGGAACACCAATCCAGGCAGTGAAGGCACTCAACGCTGCCATTGCTACCTGAGCAGCCGCATATTGCAGTAACGCAGCTCCAACAGATTGAATGAATGTCGCCGCAAAGTCCTGAGCGTTTAATTTACCGGTTTCCGCCCAGTTAATTACCATATCAGTTAGACTACTGAACGTTTGTGCACCTACTTGCTGCATATTTGCATATAGGTTTGAATATGCAGCAGCTTGATCTGATATTCCAGAAACGAAACCTGCAACACCATCGCTTTGTAACTCATCTAACTTCTTATAGTGTTCCTCTTGAATTCTTAGCCTTTCATTCAGCGAGTTTTGAAGCGCTTCTTTCTTTTTATCGTATAGACTTTTATCAATATCTCCAGACTGAAATTGATTTAAAAGCTCTTCCTGTCGAGAAGCAAAATCTTGCTGAATATCATTATTATCCTGCATGCGTGAACGTTCACGACTACCAGAATAACGGCCAACTATTTGGTTATCAAACCCTTGGCGGACTAACTTATTCTGCCTTTCGAGATCTGAAACATATTCAGCTACTTTAGCATTTTCCTGATTAAGCCGTAACTCTTCCTTCTTGGAATCAAGGATTTTAGCCGCAGTTCGAAGTTGTTCCTTCTGCCCTTCTGATAATTTTTCCAGGTTTCCGCTGGTAATATCAAAATTAATCTTCTCCAGCTCGGTTACTTCTGCAGTTTTTTTACCGGTTGTTTCAATGAGGGCGGCCTGCTTCTGTAAATCAAGAAGCCTACTTTTGAAAGCGTTGTCAGTCTGATTACTTTTTGGTTTAATTTTTGGCTGGTTCTGGTTAGACTCCCCTTTGCCCAACGAAAAATCATTACCCTTAGACGTATCAATGCCAAGATCAGAAAGAAGAGACGTGAGTCCTTTCGCTCCTCTATCTACCTGCTCCGGAGTCATGCTTGACTTTATCGCACGAAGAAATTGAAGACGTTTAGTTAAAAAGTCTAATTCGTCTTTTTGTTCCTTACTTTGATTCCCTCGTTTGTTAAGGAATGCAATGCGCTGTGCAATATCACTTTCATCAGCAGCGTTATAATTACCAGATACAGCACCGATACGAGAGCGGGTATAAGTAGCAATGGCCCCCAAGCCACCAGCAATACGCCCCACAACCCCGGCAAGGCTTATGGCTTCACCAACCAGGTCTGATAGCCCCTGAAGAACAGCAGGATCGGTGAAGACGTCACGAATATCATCAAGCCCATCCTGCAATGGTGTAAGGTCAATCTTAGCCAGCCCCGAAGCAATTTCCATTTTAAGGCCGCGGGCGCTAGTCTCTATGTCCTGAAAGAACTGATTAACCTTAACAAGGTTATCAATATCTTCTTGCGGTGGAGCGACACCAAAATCTTTTGATAACTGGATAAACTGTTTCAGCTTTTCGTTGTTGTTATCAAACAACGGCAGCATTTTTGACAGATCATTACCCAGACTTTCGAGAATATTTGTTTTCCCGGCCTGAGTGGGGATTTTCTGTAATGCTTCACTGATTGCCATCAGCTGCTTATCTGGGGATTGCTGAGCCAGCTTCTGAGCTGAAAGCCCCAAAGTATCCAGCGCCTGAGCAGCCTCACCTGATTTATTCAGGACCGCATCGCCGACCTTATCATTAATGTCTTTGAAAATATCGGCTATGTTGTCACCGGTTAAACCGGCTTGTTCAGCAGCATATTGCCAGGATAACAAATCCTGGGTGGACATTTTAAGAGATTTTGCCCAGCGGTCTGCCTCTGTTACCTGCTGCGCTGTATTTTTGACAATGGCTAAACCAGCAGCACCAATACCAACAGCTGCGGTAGCCGCTGCAGCCCCCACAGCAATGATTGAAGAACTTACCTCTTTAGCGTCTTTTTTTACCTGGTCGCGCCACTTCTGAGAAGATCTTTCGGCTTTATCCATGCCCTGAACAAATCCACCTACTTTAGCGATCAGGTCGATTGTTAACGTACCGAGGGACTTGCCAGCCATTTAATTTTCTCCAGGCAACAAAAAACCCCGCCGAAGCGAGGTTTTGGTTTGTTTATATATTGGTTAAAATTATTTAACTTTTCCCGTATAGCCCGCATTCACCTGAGCATCAGCGGAGTCTATTTTCCCATGGGAGTAAAAAATAGTATGTGCTTCAGCACCTGTATATCCACCATAGGAGTTTTTAGCATTAATGGTTATCGGAATAAGCCATCCATATCGCATAGCCCCACCTGATTCAGCTAAAATGCCATCCTTAAACCATGCTTTCTCTGGTGTACCAAAAGTATAATGAGCAGAATATGGGTCTTTTAACATCCTTCCCCACCAATCCTTTATCTGCTGCTGATAGTTATCCGGTAACACCCCATAATCAGCCGAATGCAACTGAACTTGGCTAGGTGGATTTGCTGCGCACGCAGTTAACAATAATGCAAATAACATAATCGCTATTTTCTTCATATCCCTATCCCAGTGGTTATTGTGGTACTGATGATAGTGATCACTGCAGCGATTTAAAAGTCATCAATGCCAACTTTTCATAGCTTCTTCCAGAGATAATAGCGCTTCGTTGATGTGCGGTGCAAAGTCACTTACCTTGAACGGCGGCGTGTTCTTTGCCTTATTGATGTTAGCCAGGACAGAAGCCACCAGCGAAGCCCCCCACTCGGTTCGCATCATAACGTTAAGCTGACCATACTTATTACGGTACTTTACCCACACCTGAAACTCACGAAGGCTCATTCGCTCTTGAGCCTCCGCAATGGTCCGCCCGCCGATGCCGTTCATGACTAACTCACACCAGAACTCGTCTTCTCCTGTGAGTTCGTAGTCTTTCCCAGATCGTTGACTTCCTGGATGACGGCCAGCAAAGCAATAACGATTGGCCCATCGAGCGCGCCACGGTCTTCAGATGCAGTTCCGAGAATGTCTGCCTCAGTAAAGATTTGCTTCCCTTCCTCATCGCAAATATGGGCAGCAATACGCCCAGCCACCGGATCAGATTTTCCGTTGTACGCCAGCAGTTCAGCTTTAGTGGTGTGGTAGCCCATCGGGCGCACATAGACGGTTGCGATATGCTCTTTCCCGTCACGGCCTTTCCACTTAATTTCTTTTTCCACGGGACGGCCGGTAAAAGCACCGGTTTCTTTTAACGTATCGAGAGTAAGTTGCATTTCAGCTCCTGAATAGAAAAGCCCGGATAACCGGGCATATTAATTACGCTGCGGCCTTCGGCACCCATACGGAAGAGCCAGAACGCTGGATCGTGGCGGAGGTCGTCACAACAGCGTTACCCTGAAAATCAAACGGGAAGTCAGAAACGTAACCCTGGAAAATGAACCAGGTGCGATCCGATGGCAGCACCAGGCCATCAACAGCATCCTCAGCGCCAGGAGCGGCGGCTGTCGGGACACTGGTTCCATCTGACCAGCCAACCGCAAAAGTTAACGGCGTCTGGTCATTCGCTTCAGCGAGGCCATGCAACATAATGTGGCTGGCGTTCGTCGGATCGGCGTTCAGCCCGACGGTAGCGGCCGCAGGCGTTTTAAGCCCCTTTTTGTAGGTTCTGGAATCCCGCTCACTCAGACAGGTATCTTCAATCTGATCGGCAGGGTTGCCGCCGGGGTTGAAACTGGTGATGCATTCAACCTCGCTGACCACGCCAGACTTGAGCACAAAAAACTGCGTGCCTTGCGTTAATACAGACATGTTTTGTCTCCATAAAAGAAAACCCGCACAAGGCGGGTCAGTTTGGGGTTGTTGGTTATCTGGGCGTTATCCAGTCAACATCGAAGGAATAGCGGTATCGCATTGTTTCAGGGTCGCGACTTTGTTCACCCCATCGGGTGATATAGGCCTTGCCCTCAATCGCGTCGCGTAAAGCACGGGCAACGGCGATCACGTCGGTGTCAGTATCACCATAGACATCAACCTGCAGAGAATAATGATCCGCATCTGGCCGCTGGTTTAGATAATTTTCAGGGTTGCCACCTACGTTTTGCCAGACTGCGTAGGGATAAACGATATTGTCGTCCTGCATACCGAACGGATAAAGCCGCACGGGATTAGAACCTAACAAATTCATAACTGCCTGGCTGGCTGCGCAAACTGCAAATATTGGAGCAATCATACCGGAGTTCCTTTTTTAGCCGCCCGTCGTACAGCGCGATCGATGGACTTTTCCAGCTCCAAAGCAAAAACGTTAATCACATCGGCATCGACCCCATTCAGTGCAGGCCTAATTATTGGCCTCGCTGCAGCATGTTCTGTGCCGAACTCCAGGAATCGCCAGTACCAGGTATCCCCGCCGGGATTACCTTTATCTCCGGCAGTGTTATAACTTTTACCCGCCCTGCCTTTTCGGACGTTGGCCTTTGTATTGGCGTATTGCCTGGCGCCGCCCATCACCCCGACACGAAACGTTGGATCGCCGGTTCTGCGAAATGCCTTGCTGCTGAAACTGACCACAATGTTTTTGTAGATAGCCTCTTTGGTGAGAGGATCATCAACCCGCGCGGCATTATTGCGCGCTCTGTCCCTGATGAAGTGGTTTACTGAATTTGGCCACCTGAACAGAGGTGATATGCTCACCTCAGAACAACACAGGTGTCATAATGAAAAAAAGAAATTTCAGCGCAGAGTTTAAACGCGAATCCGCTCAACTGGTCG